TTAACGTTGCATCTGGTTTGCAGCTTTGGTGTTTATCTGGCTGTGTCTGGCGGTGAAATTGCCTTGGTGTTCCTCCCATTCACACCTAGCTTTTATAGCGTCTTCTAAGCTGTTGAAAGCTCCTAAGTGCTTCGCTTTGTTCTTCCCGTTTTCCACTACAGAGCCCTTAGCTATCCATCGTTTTTTGCTGTTGCACCAGTACACACCAGTCTTACCGCTTCTGTTGTTTTTCCTGATTTTCTGGTTTCTGAGATTTTCCTGACAGGTAATATCTCTAAGGTTGCACCATCTGTTATCAATGCTATTGCCGTTGATATGGTCTATATGATGTTCAGGCCATTCACCAGTCATGTACAACCAGATCAGCCTAGAGGCTGTGTAATTAATCCCAAAGAGTGAAAGCTGTACTGTCTGGTAATTGTTGCGCTTGGTGTGAGTGTTAATAACGCCTAATTGGTTACCCGCGTCTTGATTCCACTGTGTGAAGTTGCCGGGGTGAAAGTAGACCCTCATATCATCGTCTAGTTTGTTCCTAGTGATGATTCCGGTATCTGGGTCATAGGTGATCAACTTTTTAAGAATTTCTTGTGTTAAGTATTTCTGGTTATTTTTATTTTTCTCATGTAAAAAATTCCTATCTAGTAATAGGAATTTCTCACACTTTTCTAATCCGTCAAGGTTTGAGAATTTACTTTATTTTTTGGGGTTTATTTTTTCATTATAGTATCTATTATTTGTACAATTCTTCTAGCAACCTTATAAGTTTCTTCTATCCGCTCCACCGCCATATATTGTATTGCTGGATCATTTTTTTCAGTAAAGAAATCATTGACGTCAGAGGGGTTGAAATGGCCCTTGCCTCTGGTGTCAAACTGTGAGTTGATATTCTCAATATTGTAATAAAGCTCTGTAATGTTCTCTGAGAGAGAAATAAATTTCTCGTCATCAAGTATCATCGCGTTAAGTAAGCTAATTATTTCGTGCAGCCTCCAAGTTCTACTAAAGCTTTGGAATATCACAAATCGTAGGGCTAATAACGAATTGAACTTATTCTGGTCTGGAATGTAGATGTACGGGTTAAATGTTTGTACTGCCTGTTCATCGTGAGGTTCTAATCGCTTTCCTAGTGACTTGTGATACGACGTTTTAAAATCGAACTCATAATTTAGAAGATCGTCTTCAAGACGTTTTTTTAGAGTTAATAGGTGGTGAGATAAGAGGCTCTTTCTTCGCCTCTTAGGTAAGTGAGTGAAGATGAAATATGTAATTCCGGTAGTTATTAGTACCAAAAGAGCATCTAAGAAAAGTGCAGTAACGTCGATTTTGTCTGAACAATAGAATTCCATTTTGCCCCCAATCCCTAAGATTACAGGCATGGTAGCTAACCGGTGGTTACTCCGCTAGGTCTTCATACTTGGCTTTGGCTTTCCTGACGCCCTCAAGCCTACCGTTGCACTTTTCGATTTCGCCTAGTGCCTTTACGTAGGCATTACCTAGAGCCGCATCATCGTCAGAATCACGCATAGGGTACACACAGCCCTCTAGGTCCACGTCTTCAGGGAACGGGTTGTCAGGATAGACGTAGTTGGTTTTGCAGCCTGTGAGAAGCGCCAGAGCAAGTAGTAGGGCACTTAATCGCATGGTCTGTACCCCCGTTCACAAATCACCCTGTCTATCTCTTCACTGACAGAGGGGTGTAGCTGCATCTGCAACTTCTCTACATCAGTACCGTTTGCCTCTACCTGTGCCCGGATACTGGTTAGTGATTGGGATACCTTAGCGTTACTGTTGGCTATCTGACGCTCTAAGGTGATGTTAGCGGCTGTGATATCACTTCTGACTGCCTGTAAGGCTTCATCGGTTACAGCCTTCTCCTGAAGCTCTGATAGCTCCTGTTGCGTCTCTGCAAGCTCTACACGCAATCCCTGTACATACCAAACGATTGCCCCGGCTAAAACCATAGGTAGCCATACGGGCGCTGTTCTGAGTAGAAAAGAGAGCAGGGGTTTAAGAGCTAACATCTAGACCCCGTTTCTGTATGACGTTGCCACCTGTGTAGATGGTCAAAGCCAGTACGCAGAGTGATACAAATTCAGCCCCGGCTAAGAAACTGGTGAATAGGGCAATAGTGGCAATGATAAGAACTAGAAGGCACAGTATGAATTTTCTAGATTTGTAGTCTTCTTTTTTATTATTTTGGTTCATCTGTTCGTCTTTTGTGAAAGTGAATATTGTCCTTTAAGTGATCAATGTCTGTTTCTGCCTTTGCCTTATACTCTGTCAGGTAGTCAACCTTTACGCCAAGCTCTACTATGTGTTCCATTTTTTCATTAATGCTATCTAGGGTCTTCCTAGTTGCACTTATTTCACTTTCTACCTTTGTGTTAAGTATGGCTATCTCAAGTGTGTTTTTGTGCGTTTGAACTTCCATTGCATCAATCTTTTTGTTTTTACGATTGTTGACTTGCAATAACCAAACGTTCAAAGCGCCTAGTAAAAAGATTAGCACCGATATTATTATTGTTATTATTTCAATCATCTTTATGCCTTGTTATTTTATTTCCTAAATTATCCGGCTTTAATATCAATTGTTGTGTTACCTAGAGCTACAAAGGCTGCTACTAAACCTGAATCCTCGACCTGATAAGACATTGAGTTGTTAAAGGTCTGAAAGCCGTTATATATCAACTTACTTTTAGGGATATATACAGACCCCAATTGTAGGTAAGAGGTGATGAAATCACCTAAATCTGCTTCTGTTGGAGATTTTAAGCTGATTCCTATTTTTCGTTCTGATAGAGGTAACGAAGTGATCACATTAAGAGCGGTTAGATACCAATCCGAGTCATTCGCTTTCTTCTGACCATCGTAGTAATTTCGTCCATAATAGGTGTCGTCGTTGTACAGACTCTGAGTGTGAACAACTTCAGTTGTAATTACGAACATCACATTAGATGCACCGTAGAAATCACTAAACGATATAGACCCATTGGGAATGTCTGCTAAGTCCCTTGCATAGGAAGCGCCAAGAATAAACTCGGTGCTCCCCCCTCGGTCTAACTCATTGTTGATATCTGATGCGGATATAGCCCCTGAAGTCTGTAGCGCCATCAGTTGCCCCCCTTGAGCGTTTTAATCTGCTCAATGAGTTCATCAATTTGCGTTTGCTGCTCCTTTACAGCTTCAATCAGAAGACCAACCATGTTGCCGTAGGCTACGGAGTAGTGCCCATCGGGATCGTCTTCTGTCGGACCGCCTGTCACTGCTTCAGGCAAGACTTCTAACACTTCCTGAGCAATTACACCGGTTTGACGTATCGGTGTTTCTGGTGTGCCTTCTTCGTCATAGGTCACGTCTGTGCGTTCAAAGGTGTAACCGGACAGTCTCTTGACCTTATCAACAGCTTCTGGGATTACCTCAATATTGGTCTTAACGCGGATATCCGAATAAGCCGTGACGTTACCTGATGTCCATATACCAGTACCCAAAGAGCATTTAGGCGACCCGTTCTGACACCAAACCATCTGATGGGAGCCGCCCATACTTCCACCAGTCGTATTATTGGTGTGCTTGTAGGCTAAGCCGTATAGGTTGCCAAAGTCGGCACCGCTGGCAGAGCTACGGTAACCTGTACCCATCGACCAAATGTGATTCGTTTTGGTTGAGTCGTAAGACCCGTATACCCCATGGTCACGGTAGCCCGTTTCATTGAGGATATCGTTACGGAGATAAAGCAGACCGGTTACGTAGTCGGTTGTATTTGATCGTAAAAAGCCGCTGGAATCGATACCGTCTAAAGTATCTGCGTTTACATTGTCAGCCTCAGTTAATACTTTGTTTCCGTTGTACTGAAGTTCGCCTGTACCACTGTCCCTGCGTAAATTGAGGCTACCATTCGCCTCTACCCTTAATGACCATTCACTAGTACCATCTTTGGTGAATTTAATATGACTTCTAGCGTTGCCGTCACGGTTAAAATAGGCGGCGTATCCGTTGGAATTGAAATAGGAATTACCTGAAAAGGTTGCGTCTCCATCTTCGGCAAGCGATAGGGCAGGGCTTCCGCCGTTGTATCTGAAAGAAAGAGCGCCATTCTGATGATCAAACTGCCAGTAGTTATCAGAGTATGTCGAATCAACCAAATTCAATTGCACATTTGTATGGCGGATATTCAATTGACCGTTGAAGGTATCACTAGCGTCTGATCTTAGAAATTGAGTGCTATTCAAACCATCTAAGGTTGTGGCATTTACGTTGTTCAAACCTGATCCGTTGCCTGTAATCGATCCTCCAACAGAAAGGCTACCGGGAAGAGTGACAGTGTTTGTTTGATAGCCTAATCGGATGGCCTCATATTGAGGTACGCTGTTAGTCACCGTGCCCATTCCAATATGACCCACACCATCACCCGTATAGGTTAAATGTAGGGCTGCTGCCGCTTTGTAGCCCGATTCACCAATGGTGATGCCTGCACCCTGTGCACCTCCATTGTCACCACCGGAAGAGCTATCTAGTGTCATCCAAGGGTTATTCTTGGTAATTGATATGTCGCCCTTAAAATCTGCTGATCCACCTATCACGCTACCGGCACCAGCCGTTAAGGTTGTTCGAATAGTGCCGCCAGAGTCTCTTAATAGCAGTTGTCCGGTATCGCCTGAAAACCAGATACCACTATGGTTTGATCCGTTAGAGTTGCCACGTACCGCCCATGATGAAGACGATGTATTAATGACTTCCGAGCCATTCAGAGTGAATGTGCCTGACATTGAATCAGATGTGTCAGACCTCAGAAATTGAGAGCTATTGATACCATCCAATAAGTTAGCGTCATCAGCCTTTGCGTTGATGGGAAGGTAGCGCCCATCTGCACTATCAAGGTCTAGAAACTGCTTCCAGCCTGACCAATTACCAGTACTGTAATCGGAGTTGCGGAAATATGGGTTACCCAATGAAGAGTAAGAAAGGGCGTAAGGCGTCAGAATTTGAAGTGCCCCGCCACCGTTAGAGGCGTAACCGGGAACGTTTAAAAGCTTGCCGTAGGATAGAGGCCAACCGCCGGTAGATGCTCTTACAAAAACGTGGCTTAGTCCTTCTGCACTGAATACGTTGTCTGTGTTGGTTGAGTCGTCAAAAGGTGCGCTGTAAGTGCCCTTGTCAAAAATAGCGGTGTGGTTGTGACTGTCGTTAGCTACCGTGCCAGTAATGGTGATATCGGCACTGCCATTGAAGGACGCAGAGCCGGACAGATCGCCACTCAGGCTAATGGTTCTAGCGTTCGCTAATTGGTTCGCTGCTACTGCTGTTCCTGCAATGTTTAACTTTCCGTCTAAGAGCGTGTCGGTTTCGCTCTGGCTATACCCAGATACGTTACGGACGTTGCTTAAACCAACATCGGTTTTATCCAGAGACACCGCGCCTAGTTTCCCGGCAACACTGGTAACACGTTCTGTGTTATCGCCGTGAATCCAGCCTATTGAGGTGTAGTAGGTGATGGTGTCACCAGTAACATAATCGACACCGCTAACAACGCCATCGCCAGACACATAGTAACGGTCGCCATTTTCCGGGGTAGTGGGGTAGCTGCCTGTGCTTGCATCCCATTGACCCTTTACTTTGATGGTGTTTTCAAATGCTGCCTGTGCTTGATCTTTGTACTGTAGAGCTAGGGTTTCACTGTTCGCTGCATTGCTTTCACTGGTAGCAGCCGCTGACGCGCTAGCGCTTGCCTGATTCTTGAAGTTTTCAGCCGCGGCTTTATGGGCTGATGCGTTGCCTTCACTTGTGGCTGCTGCCTGCTCACTCTGAAGGGCATTAGCTTCACTGGTTGAAGCGTTGCTTTCAGATGTAGCGGCATTCAATTCAGAGGTAGAGGCATTGTCTTCACTGATTGAAGCTGCTGATGCACTGGTTGCCGCGTTGCTCTCTGATGCTGATGCTGCCTGTTCGCTAGCAAGGGCATTAGCTTCGCTTGTGGCTGCTGCTGTAGCACTGGTAGCTGCATTGCCTTCACTGTTGGCTGCATTGAATTCAGAGGTAGAGGCATTGCCTGCACTGGTAGCTGCTGCCTGTTCACTGGCAAGGGCATTAGATGCGCTGGTAGCTGCATTGGATTCGGATGTAGAAGCGTTGTTCTCACTGGTTAGAGCCGCCGATGCACTCTGTGAAGCATTGAATTCTGACGTTGCCGCGTTGCCTTCACTGGTCGCTGCATTGCTTTCACTGGTTGCAGCATTTGTTTCAGACGTATAAGCGTTGCCTTCACTGATCAAGGCTGCTGAAGCACTGGTTGCTGCTGCGTCTGCTGAATCACTGGCAGATACTTCTAGAGCCCTCATCGTCACTAGTATTTCAGGGGTGATTAACTCAACTTCGTTGAACTTGGAGATTAGAGCATTAAGGTTAGTCTCAGTCGTTTCAGCGTTGATAACGACATCTCTAACCAATAGGTAAAAAGAGAATGAATCAGAGGTTTTAACGGAAATGTCATAAACCCCATAGTTGAGATTTAAAGTGTATTGTCCGTTAGAATCGGTTGTTGCTATCGCGCTAGTGTGTTCAAGAACAGCGCTTGAAGTGGATTTAGCAACAAACTTTATTTGAGCCTGTGGTAGTAAGTTGTCATTGGCATCAACTAGGACGCCAGTTAAGGTAATATACGCCATTAAACTAGCCTTTTATTATTGTTGTTCTATAAGGTCATTCACGCTAACGGCTGCTGTATTCTCATCAATTGAGACAGTAGCCAATAGGTAAGTTTTCTTATCAATTTTTGTATAGATGTAGATATCGTAAATTCCGTACTCTACGGAAAACGTATAGTTTCCTGATGCATCCGTTTCGTATTCTTCCACTTCGTTGTAATAGGGGCTTCCTAGCCCATCTTTTCTAACAAAGCGGAAAAGTGTATAGACTGGATTCTGTAGAGGGTCGGTAGTCACACCGGACAGATTTAAAGACATACATCTAGACCTTTATTGATTAATATCTAGATGTATTTATAGGGAGATTAGCTTAACCAGAAATCAATAGACTTGATTTGTGAAAGAGTGGGGTAGGTATCTAGAGACTTAAAGTAGTTGTATTTTTCATGTAGCAACGCTGATCTGATAACCGATTCTTGAGAGACGTAGTTATAGAGGTCAACTAGTTCATTTTCATAGAAAAATAAAGTTGTGTTATCCGCAAACGTCCATTTCACTCTACCCATGTCAAGGTTAGGAAGTGCAGTAAAATTAGCGGACGCGTTACCCAATCGATTTAATGACAAAAAATCAGCATCTATAAAGCCCCATTCGGTTAGAATTTCTGATTCCTCATGAATGTCTCTATATTTCTTTATGTCTTCTAAGGTGGCAGGCTTGTTATCTGGGTTAAGTGCTAGTGTTCGCTTCAATGCTTAATGTCTCCTGTAAGTAGTGGGGATGATCAAAGGTAAAATTGTATTTACCCTCTTGATCAACAGAGAATTCTATAACCCCATCGGTTACAGTTTCTTCAAAATCGTCAGGCCATAAGACTACAGTACCACTAGGTAGGTTGCTTATTATGGCTTCATCTACTCCATCTGCCTCAATGGTTGATTTGTTGATTGAAAAGCTAAAGCTTCGCTTAGCCACAACAGAGCCGTTAGAAATATAGGCGTTTTGGTCGTCTAAGTCTGGCTGAATTTCTATAACTGATTCATCACCTGTGGTTTGTGATTGCGCTTCATTACTCGGACCGCTATATATTCGATCTATAACACCGTTAGGGGTATATATTGCCCATTTCTTAAAATCATTCATTATCGTTTTGCCTCCAATACAGTTAATGTTCTTGCGCTTGCACCACCGCTAGTGTCTGCTCTCATCTGTACCTTTACAGTAACCAAGCCTGAAGGGGGAGACGCTACGTAGTGAGTAAAGGGCACCATTCCCCCTGATGAGTACACAGGGGAGCTATCGACAGGATGAAAGCCGGTCATGTATCTGGGTACAACATCCCCCGCGTAGAATTGTTGAACGCCATTGACCAACAAGCGGACATCGGTTGTTTCGCCACTTGCATACGCACTAAAAGCTACTATCAAAGGTGCACCGGTAGCGCCTGTAAGGGTTAGGGAAAGTATGTCAGTCCAACCACCGTAGAATTTAGCGCTTGAAGCTGACACACCACGTGGAAAGGTAACCGCCTGTCCCTGTATCTGAAGGGTGTCTACGTAGGCATCACCGGTAAAAATCATGTTGCCATTGATAAGAGTAGAGCCGGGGCGTACCCATGCATCATGATCAGCCTGTGCGGCTGCTGCATTAGATAGGGCAGTGTTTGCGGTAGTCTCTATATCACCTACGGTAGTGCTACCAACAGCCGTTGAAGGGTCTATAGAGCTTCCTGATTGGATTTCGACTATGCCCCTGAAAGAGCCTTCATTGAAATCAACACTGCCGTTCTTGTCTATCTGCCAGCCTGATACACCGGGAACATAGTTTGTATGGCGTATCTGAGGTGCCAACATTTCGTTGAGTACTTCACCGTTGCCTATCAATATTTCAGCGAAAGTACCGCTTTGAGAAGTGAGCTTGTCAGCCTCTAAGCTTTCGATCTGTGCATCTTTGATGCTTGCGGCTTTGATGTAGGTATCAGTGTTTAGATAGAGTCCGTTTTGATCCAATAGGACCAGTTGGGAAGTTGCGCCGGTATTCGGGTCTGCAATGAAGAACTGATCAGCCAATATTCCAAAGGTTGATGTAGCACCGTCGTTGACTAAGCCGATACCGGCTACGTGCCCGTTTACATCCGTTTTGACCGTCCATTCAGCTTTGATATCAACTACGTCATTGGCTATGTCGTTGACCGCTGAAACCTCTGCCTTGGTTTGCAGGGCTGCGTAGTTATCATCTATCTCTACCTGCAAGGTGCTAATGTCATTCGCTAGTGCGCTGTCAGCGTTTGCCCTTGCTGTTTGTTCGCTGATGATGTCAGCGCTATTGCCATTCACAACCACCTGTAACGCTGACAAATCGCTAGCTATGGCGCTATCTGCACTAATCCTAGCGTCAGATTCTGTCTTCACACGTGCGTTTACAGAGCCCGGTAGGCTTGGGGGACCATCAACCAAGTCAATACGACTATTCAAAATCGGATAAAGCTCGTTTTCAGTTATTGCACCGGGTATCTGATGCAACACCTCATCAACGTCATTATCGGTAGTGATGGCAATGGGGTAGAAGTCCGTAAAGCCATAGTTGTTGTAGGCGCGGATGTAGTAATAGTAGGTGGTGTTGGCAGTCAGCTTGGTATCAGTGATCGTGATGCCTTTACCCACCAAAGCAGCCGAATTAAGAATGTCTGAATAGGCTAGGGAAGAAGGGGAGCGGTAAAACTCGTATTCCTGATCTTGCCTTGACGAGATAGGTGTTAGCTTGATTTCCTTGTTGGCTGTCTGGAAATTCACCGTGTCAGGTATGACAGGTAGCAACAGATTACTTACCGTTTGCTGTACCGCTTCCCAATCCGATTCACGGCCTAAGCTATCGATTGATTTAACACGCACACCATAAGTGCCGGGTACGATATCCCTTAATTCATGGGTAACCTGTTCAGTCCTGATGGTGTCGCTGAAAATCGTGTCGTCTGGTGTCCTGACCTGTAATTCATAAGCCACCACATAGCCAGTATCCGGGGGTGTCCATGAGACGGTTAAACCCTGATGCTCTTTGCTACCTGCCAGATAGGTAAACGTTTCAATCTTGACATTAGTAGGGGCTGGTACGGTATCCGGGCGTTCTTGAATCGGGTTTTCAAACTCTAAATCTGATCCAGAGTCTATGTAGTCATACTTGCTAGGGTTGTGCCTTTTTGCGGTGACCTCATAGGTGTTGTTTTCACCCTCAGAGATAGAAAGAACGCTGTACAGGGGCGTGTTACCGTCAGGCTTGTTTAGAAGAAAGTTAGCCTGTGGTACTGGTTGTTCAGGCAAGGGCTGTGCAAGGTTCACTACAGCACCGTTAACGCTATGAATCGGAACGGTAGCGTTGCCGCCACTTGGCATACGAACTGATATAGACCACGTGTCATCTATGGTGAAGTTTGGCACCTGATCAAGTACCAACGTATCTAGCGTAGATGAGGGTTTAAGGCGTCCTTGTCTGTGTTGCCTATGTAGTTTGAAATTACTGACCTTGATCAGATCGTTAGGGCGTAAATCTAGGTTCTCTAAGCCAACACGAAAAGTAACGTTTTGGTATTCGTTGTGCTCACTGTAAAGAATGTTCCTACCGGCCCTTAGCGCCTGACCTCTAGAGGTAACACCTACAAGCTCACTCTTTGTGCGCTTCTGCATCCCGGTAGGTCTTCTGAATTCCGGGGCTTCAACCACCATATCTGTAGGTTCATAGTTCTTACGGGCATCGAGAAAGGTTAACTCCGCTATGTTGGTGCGTTCGCTATAGGAATTGGTGTTGTAAATGAATTCGCCGTTAACCACGTTGGCATTACTGATGATTCTGTAGTCAGTACGTGGCCTGTCCATGCTGACAACAACGGCATCATTGGAGTAGTAGACAACCGCCCTGAAGCTACCAGCAATCGTATTGATGGCCTTAAAGACGTTCTCATGACCGTCTATTCTGGCATTGAAGGTAAAGCGGGGCTCCTGACCTCCAAAGCCATCATCAACCAATTCATCACAGTAAACGGCATCATCATAAAGGGACCATACGTCTACGTTTTGAATGCCTGCTCCCCAACGGTCATTAGTGATGACGTTGTATAGAATCCATGCCGGGTTATTGGTCCATTCGATTTTGAACAGTCCATCCCATGTCCCGGTATAGGTGCGTGTGAACGGGTCATAGTTGCTTGGCACTTCAAGCAACATACCGTCAATCCAAGGTATGACTTCAGGGTTTTTACCGCCTAGCTGCTTTGCGCTTCCTCTGATGAATACACAGGCTGTGCCGGGGTAGGTAAACGGGGCATCAACGATTTCAGCCAGACCAGCAAAATAGCTTTGATTCTGATAGTTGTTAGTTTCGGCATCGGCAGTAAGACGACGTAAGCGAATGCTACGGTTAGTGCCCTCTGGTAAATCGACCTCATAGGCACGTCTGTAGCTTGAATTGGTCTTGCCGCTGATTCGATCTCTGAGGGCTTCTGTGGTTACACCATCAACGATTACTTCAACGACAACATCAACGTATGTGCCCGTTGTTTTACCGTTGTCAGTGTTGGTGTATGACAGCCTTGGAAGCTCAACCACTACCCTAGCGCTGGTAGCGTCAGAGTTGTTGATAGGTTGTGAAACAGACGTGTTTTGAAAGACTTCTATTCCAACGTCTCTATAGTCCTCAGATGCCGGGAAACCTTTAACCGCTGTCTGGTCATCAGTCCCTACTCTGAGTTCATAGGAAAGCCCTTTGAAGTTGTCTGTACCGTCTGCTGATTGGGCTGGTTGACCATTGATGTAAAGTGATTTCTTACCATCAACTAAGCCTTTGATTGGTCCCTGTCCTATGCCAAGGACACGCTTAAACGTCGTATCTGACTGAAGGGTATTAGGTGCTTCTCTCGCCATTTTGTGTGTAACCTTATTATTATAATTATTATCTACTTGGTATTTATGTTCGCCGGGGAGTTGCTAGACTGGCGGGATACAACTAGGAGAGTTTGAAGATGGAACGAATGACTAAAGGTGTGATGGTGTTAGGTGTGCTTCTGGTCCTGTCAGGGTGTAACCAGAAAAACAGCTTTGAATCCTGTGTTGAGTATTGGGAGAAGCAAGCAAAGGAAAGTCACGGCGCTGATTGGGAAGGCTACGCAATGAATTCTATAGCGAACAATTGCCGCCCTGATTGACACAAAAAACGGGCACAAAGCCCGTTAGATACTGTGGTTGCAGACTTCCCTCAAGACTTGGTATCCATCGGGTAGTTATTCGTCATCGATACGCGGGTCTAGCTGTACGATGTCCTGTGTGTTGGACAGAATCGCACCACTTGCCGGGATGCGCCCAAAGTGTAGCGCTATGGGTAAACCTTCCGTTGCTGTATTCCTTGCTCTAGATAGGTGGAAAGAAGGCTTATTCTCTGCTGGCTCCCATTTGTTGGGGTCTGGTATCTCCGGCATCATTTGCTGCATCACCTTACGCACAGCTTCAAAGGGTAGGGTGATCAAGGGTAGAACTAGGTGTTCCCAGAACTTCTTAACGAATCCAAAGATTGCCCCCTCTGCCTTTGGGATGATGTGTAAATCTTTCCCCTGTATCCCGATGATTAACTCATTGGATGTGAGCGGGTCAGGGTTGTCTTCAGTGCCTTTGTTAGTCGTTACAACGTGCCAGCCGTTAGAGTTCCAAAGGGCTTTAAAGCCTTTGTACTGGTGACCAAGTGCGTGAATCGCTTCACCTGCTGTTTTCACTGCAATCTGCACACTATCACTACCAATTACGTCCTTGGCTGCACCGTATACGTTGATGGTTACTAGCTCTAGATTTCTACTCATTGAGCCCCCCACCAAAAGACATTACTCACGTCTTGTCCATTCGTACCCACCAGACCGAAAGGTACTCTGAAATTCACCTGTGTCTGTAGGTCAGCTTCACTAGGCTTAGTTTCGAGTGTGCCGGGGTGACTGTGTACCACTGCCTTTAACCCATGACGTAGGGCATACAGGGTATCTCTGATGTTCGCTGCAAACGTGGTATTGGGGGCTAGCGCTACGTTATCCACCAGATAAGCGCCCTCATCAGTGATGAATATCAGGGCTTCTTTGGGGTACTCCCTCAAAGCTAGTTGCTTACTGACGTGGTTGTATTTCTCAAATTGTATGTATTCCATGTTATGACCTCCCTAGAGATGTAAAGCCACCAAAATTTGCTTCATTACCTCTTAACCTACAGCCCTTAAGTGATTTGCTGCATTGGTCCTGAGTTTCGTCAATTGTTGGTGTATTTGTTGAATCGAAATAGTCTGTACCTGCGTATTTACAGCGGCTACCGCGATAGTTAAAACGGCATGTATCAGCGTTGTAGTTTTCGGCTGGTATGTTTCTACCTTGTTGGTCATTTGGTGAAACTAGACTTGCCTCAACCACGTCACCTGCAATGCTTAAAGAATCGATCAAATATTGATCATAGCTATACACGCCTAACGGGTTTGGTGCTGATCCGTCGTCTAGGTGCCTTGCTAAAATCTGTTTTCTATAGACCGTCTGACCATGTAACTTATTTTCTATAGCGTTGATCTGGTCTTCTGATTCGAATTCCCCTAACGCAATATCACGTAACGCCAGATCAACCAGAGAAAAGGTAAGCGTTGGCCTTGCTACCGTCCCTTGGCTGTTGTGTCTGAAGCCAGTCATGGTTAGCGGACAGGGGATATACTCAAAGGTGTCATGATAGATGGAATCCCCGGAATCAGACTGATTGGTAAGGCGTATGTAGCCTTCACCAACTGGCCTTAGATCAAGCTCTACAAGGGTGACAGAGGCATCTAGCTCTAGAAGCTGTAACTCTGAATTCACTGACATTAGCGGCCCTCCCTGAACTGTACAGAAAGGTTTTTGCTCTCAAATCTCACGTGCTCATCGGACAGGGAAGTACAGTAGACCTTAACCACTTCGTCAGTGTCGGGAATCTTCCATAGAAACGCGTAAACAGACTTACGCACGTACAGAAAGCTGTGAAGGATGTCGTATTGATCTGGTCTTAAGTTGTTCCAGTTTACAGCCCAATTGCGTAGGTCTGGGGAAAGGTCTTTTTCTTGTCGTTGTTCATATCCACCACCATAGCGGACTACGGTAGGATCAAAATTAACATTGGTAGTTAATCCGTAAGAGGGATTACGGCCAATATCTGGTAGAAAATCTAACATTCGTGTATTCCTATTTTTATTGTATTTATGGTGGTGGTTTGCTATAAGACGCTGGCAAATTAATTTATTTGGAGTTATGCAAATGAGTGCAGCAATTACCAAGTACTACAACGCGCTTTCTGATCTGGAAGCACTGAAAGCTGAAATTGCTAAAATGGAAGAATCCAAAGCACTCAAGGAAGAGCTAGAATTTAAAGCAGCCCTTGAAAAGCTGATGGATGATTATTCAAAAGACGCTAAGGAAGTGGCTAAAATTATTGGTGGCTTCACTGCCCCTAGCGGACGCTCTAAGCGTACTCCTAGCAAGTGGGTTAACCCGCATACCAAAGAAGAAGTTGTAACCGCTGGTGGCAACCACAAGACGCTGAAAGAATGGCGTGAAAAGTGGGGCGCTGACGAGGTAGCAAGCTGGAAACAACCGGCTTAATTACCAGATAGTAAAAAGCCCCATCTAGGGGCTTTTTTATTGTCTAATATTTGATCAATTCAGGCTTGATTGGCACTTCCTGTGACACACTGTCCTTGTGTGTATTCCTAAAGTTCCTTTGAATCATATCCTTATCTGCTAATCACTCTAGATATGTAATCTATTAGCTTGCCAAAGCACCACCGGGGCGTTTCTCGCGTTCAAGCATCTGCATAAACTGTGCTTCATTACGCTGTGCTAATTGCTGCTCATCGATGCTGCCACCATCAATGTTGAACACAGGGCTGTAGTTGATGGTCACAGACTTTTTGCCCATGGCTTGTTTAGCCATTGCTGCCGTTTCTTTTCGACTGGTGACCGATACAGGCCCTGTTACCAACTCAGGACCAAACTCACCAACTATCCCTTGATGACCAGCCGGGATATCACCGCCCTTGTCATACATGCCTGCAAAGTTTGGCGTATCTGGCTGTTTGATACTCGCTATGGTCCCAATCAATCCAACCGTCTGAGAAGCCACCGTAGCCATTGCAGCTAAGTTAGCCGGGAAGGGGAGAGAAGCAGCCGCGTTACCCTGTGCGGTCGCTAGGTTCATCGCCGTCTTAGCTAAGTTGGCACCCTGTTCGAAAGCCAATAGTGTTTTAGTGATCTTTGCCCCACGTCCGGCAAACTGTGCGGTTAGCTCACCAATAGTGCCGAAAGTGTTAGCGTAACCATCGATCTTTGCTAACTGTGCTTGTCGTTCTAGTTGGGCAGTAGCATCTAAAGCCTGCCTATCAATCTGTAATTTAGCGTCAGCGGATTGCTGTACAGTGATCAGCTTTTGCTCTTCAAATTCCTGAATCATGGCTAGCTGTTCTGCCTGCCATGCTCTTAATTGCTCACGCTCACTTTCTATGCGCGATAAATCAGAGAAGGGGCCAGCTACCTGACTATCTAGGGGGGTAACTTTTGGGGCTCCCCCGGTCAATGTGTCGTTAACACTGTTAGTGGTTTGATCGATTAGAAACTGATCACCAGACTTTAGAGCGGTTTGTTGCTCCTTGAATGCCTTAGCCAGATCAGAGCCCTTACGGTACTTTTCATTCAGCTTGTCTAGGCTTTGTAGGTAGGGGTCAGCCGCTCTCACTGCTTCATCATATTCTGAGGTAGCTTGTGCTAGTGCACGTGTGTACTCAGTGACTGAGATTTCATTCTGATCTAGCAGTAGTTCAAGGTTGCTTAGCTGTTGATCGTGAGTCTTTAAGGCACTCTGTACAGGATCGAAGACAGACAATAGCTTTTCGTATTCTGAGGTAGCCTTAGCAATCTGACTTGCCAGCTTATCGGCTTCACCGTCACTGTCTGGGATGTTGTTAGGTGTTATGCCTTGGCTACGTAGCTCTTCTATCCTTTTCTGCCAAGCTAGCTCTTCTTCTCTGGCTTTCTTGCGTCTCTCGTTTTCTGCCTTATCAGCTTTGATTCTGGCGTCTTGTAGCTCGTTACGCTTGGCTTCAATCTCGGCTATTTCTTTCTCTAATTCACGCACACGGTTACCGTCACGTGACCAGAGTTTAAAGCCCTCATCCTTTAGCTCGTTAAGCTCTGCCTGTTTCTCTTTCTGTTCCTGTACAAGCTCATCATAGACGCGCTGAGAGTCATTGATTCTGTTCTGTGCTATCTCATAGGCAGAAGACGATGTAGCGGCACGCTCCCACATATCAAGCGTGTTATCTATGCTTCTTTCCGTTGCTCCCATGTATTCGTATATAGCGGCTGTAGCCAGTCCTACGGCTGTGCCTATGGCTATCCATGGGTTAACTCTGGATACCGCGTTAAACGCTGCCTGTGCAGTGGTAGCGGTCTTGATGGCAAGGTATAAACCACCAAAGATTTTGACTGTCTGGGTAATCGTCTCTAGGTTTTCTCCGAACCATTTAGCACTGTCTGACAGCACTGGAACTAAGGTCTGTGCAACCTCATTGCTCAAGCCTCTGGCTTGTTGGGATAGGTGGTTTATCTCTAACTGTGCTGCTCTGGCATTGGCTGCAAAGGTGGCATCTATGGTTGCTCCTGCTGCTTCTGCTTGTGCGCCTAGTCTTTGCATTTCTGCACCACCATTTCTAAGCAGTGGTAGCAGCCTTATTGCTTCACTTGATATACCTTCAAGGTAGAACGTGAAATCATCATGTGAAACGTTGGCTTTCTCTAGGCTGTCGATATAAAGCTGTAAGGCATCAGCCCCGTTAAGGGCTCTGAATTGCTCTATTGTTACCCCAACGGCTGGGCCTATCTGTTCAAAGAAATCTGCTAAGGGACCACCTGTGGTCTGACTGAAGTCACCAATGCGGTCATTAACGTCTTTGTAGACATCAGCCAAATCATTTAGGTCTATGCCGTGAGCCTTTGCGGCCTCACTGTTTCGGCTTAGCTGTTCAACTGAGATGTTTAGACGGTCACTCAATAGGTCTAGCTGTGCGGCTGTGTCATACGATCCTTTGATCATTGCCCCAAAGCCAACACCAGCCATTACACCGGTTAACGTACCCATCATGCTATTAAGCTGGTTTACTGAATCAGCCGCGCTATCAGTATTCTTGCCAAAGCCCTTAACCTCTTTGGCTGTCTTCTTTGATTGTTTACCTAGATTGTCTGTTGACTTACTCGCTTTGGTCCCTGCGTCTTCAAGCTTCTTTACTGACCTTGCTGATTGCTCTGCGTCCTGTCTTGCCTGTTGTGCATCTATTCGGATGATTAAACTATTTTCGTTCTCTGCCATGGGTGATATGTGTCCTGAATTATTCTTGTTATTCGCTAGTTGTATTTATTCAAGGACACACAACAGATAGGTTATCCAGAGTGAATAGAGGTAAGTATCTGAAAATACAGTTGGTTTAAACAAATTAGGACAGAATGTGTCAATTGCTGTGACAACCTACCCGGAAAAGTTCAATTCTGTTAAGTTGGTCCAACGTCGCTCAGGAAAAGGGAAGATCATGAAAAACCTAGTACTGGTATTTTTTATGCTTATGTTCTCGACTGGTGCAAGTGCATCAGTGACTGTTGAACATTTTGAAGCAATGACTAAAAACGGTATCGAAAATGCACCGGATTGGTTTAAGTCACATGTGGCGGGTCTGTCTACGGGAATTTTTTATACAAAAATCTACATGGACCATGAAACTCAAAAGTCTGGTGTAGAAAAAAGAACTCTATTCTGTCCGCCTGAACAACTGTCTTTAAATTTAGATAATTATGTGTCTATAACCAATGACTACATTGAAGATAGTTTTATACCGAAAGATGTGCCGATTGCCCTTATCATGGTTAATGCGTTAGCTGAAGCTTTCCCATGTGACTAAATTTTTTCTGAATCACTTTTAGGGAAGGGGGTAGGGCCAATGCTCCCCAATATTATTATATTTTCCCTTACCCCCTCTACAAGCTCCTGAGAAGCCCTGTAATCAATTTATATTGAAAGGTATGTCAACATAAGGGAGATAAAAATAAAAGCCTCTAGCGTTAACCAGAGGGCTTGTTAATAAAGTTAAGGTTGTGTTGGTCGATTGCTTTAAGCATTAATACAAGTGTGTCATCAGTATAAGGTGTCTCAAACATTTCACAGTAAGCTTTAACATCACTGATAGAGATAGGCTGTGCTATCTCTGTTGCTTGTCCATTAGGAAAGTGATGTGTGTAGTAGCGTCGAGGGTTAGAGACAAGATAATATATCTGTAATAGATAGTCAGTTTCGTAATCGGTTTCTAACTCTGGTGGCGGATCAACACCTAGTATCTCATCCGCTAACCTGTCCTTCTCGTCATAGCTTCCGTACTTGTGATAATGACTTAAAGCATCCTTTACTTTTTTACAGTGTCGTTAAACTCTTTCGCTGTCTTCTCTGCTACTTCACCAGACTTAGCCAGAATAAAGTTAAAGAGTTTTATATTCGGTTTGTTCTCATTACCAAAGAGCATTGTTGTATAAAGTAGCTCTGGGTCAAACTCCACTGCATTACCATCAGCGTCTACAACACCATTCCAGTCTTCTACCAGATGATAAGCAAGGGTTTCACACTGCACATCGTAAGGCGTTCTGAAATCTGGATCGTATGTCATATCCAACTTGTTACCTAAGCGCTCTGCCTGTGCTTCATTGTAGGTGGCTGCTTTAGACCAAACCTGTACGAATGCCGGGTTGTTGGCTGGCTTGATCAATAGCTGACATTCTTGCTCTGTCTCTTTGTCTTCGAAGGTGAACCATTCACCTTTAGTCTTCTGGGTAATCTTCTGTTTTGTTGTAATTATCATGTTGTTTATCTCCAAGTAAGGCACTCTAGATGTAATATCTAGAGGGATCAATGTAAGTCATTGTATTTATGGAGCTTTGAAAAGTAGGTCGTGACACATGTGTCAGAGCCGGGAAGGTGAAAATAAAAAAGCCCCTTAAAACAGGGGCTTAGTAAATTGCTTAAAAATTAAGCGGCTGGTGTGGTCTTCGTAACGATCACAGAGCTACCAGACACGTCATGATAGAGCGGGGTGATTGTATAGGTCTGGTTTAGAGTGTCGCCCTTCGATCCTGAAGGTAGATCAGAGCTTAGCTTGCAACGTGGTAGAGAGAAGTCATAAGTAATTCCGTTGTCGTCAACGATACCAAAACTGATAGCTACCTCTGCGTTTGTGATAGTCGATTTATAAAGGTCATAGGTTACCGGGGAGAAACGTAGTTCCGCACTACCTTCAGCGGTTGCTTCACCTAAGTCTTGTTCAACAGCGGTCTGAGAATCCAGCGCGTACACGGCTTCTAGATTGTTGTTGAAATCAATAGAGAACTGTTTCACAACAGCACCGGTTACCCCTTCAATAGAGACAGTACCAATGTTGTTAGAGCCATCGATAACAGGCTGTGTAGGTGCAGCGTCAAAGGTGATACCAGAGGCGTCATAATCTAGGTCTACGGTAGTACCAACAAAGCCGATAGAGCCCGTAATCTTGTCACGTGTTGGTACAGTGATGTTGAAAGTGTCTACCTGCATACCTTCAAAGTACGCGTGTTTCACTGTGCCATCTGGGAAATTGAAGGTTTTGATGATTTCAAAAGAAGGCTGTTCTTTACCAATCTTGTAAGTATCGACGGTAGGGTCAGGGTCACCACCAGTAGTAACGGCTGTGGTCGCCATAGCAGCCGCTAAAAAGATGTCATAGGTATCAGCCCTTAGCTGAAATTCAACAGTACCAGCGGCATCTAGACCGACTAGACGGTCATCACTTAGCTGACGTGAATCGTTAATGTCATCATCCTGTACCGTAGTAGTTTCAGGGTTAAAGGTGTCGCTAGTTCTGTTTAAAATTTTAAAGTTACCAGTATCACCAGTGACACGGTAAGCTAGAGTAGTGCTATTAGTTTTCATTAGAGATTAATCCTTTTATTCTTATTATCTGCAATTGCTAATATTATTTATCAATTTCAAAACGGATTAAGAGATTAAGCTGATAAAAGTCAGGGTTAGTGCTCGGTTGAAGCTGTGCTTCTTTCGTGTGTGTGTTTGCATCCCATTGGGTAAACTGCAATAAGTTTTGCAATTCTTCTGCTACCTCATAGGATTTAGAACTACCTGAATCTAGGGGAGCAAGAATTCTGATTGCTATATTTCCGTTCTGCTCTGTATGATTTCTTGTACTGTAACCTTCAATAGTTGTTGGTCCATAAACCAAATCAAACTTGATAGCTACATCAGTAATGTCTTTGGCCTTTCGGTTATCAGTAAAGAGTTTCATGTTTCTACTAGTCGTGTAATCAACTAGGGTCTGTGTAATGGTCTGTCGCCACTCGTTATAAGTCATAATGGGTATTTTCCTATTTTTATTTGTATTTATAAAAAAATCTGGGAGAAGCTTTTAGGGCGGGGAGTGTGGAAATTTTTGTAATTTTGCTGTGGGGAAATTATTTAAATTATATATGAGACATTTAATAGAACCGTCTCATTTTGCAGGTTTAGAGCGTTGGTAATCCCTCTATCTTGTCTTTTATGGGGTTTGACTGTTATGAGGTATCTAATTAATTTGAATTTAAGGTATATAGAAAGGGGGAGAAAAAAAGGGGTTAATAGAGCGTTAACGTATATCAGAGATAGGAGAACAGAGGGGTATTAACGTAATACTCTATCAGAGCCCCAACAAGAGGTTAATAGTATTTATACCACGTGTTTGAATCAGATTTGTCTTCTTCCGAGTCATTAACAATATTACCTGTAACGATTTCTTCACCATCCACACCAAGCATATAGAATTTACTGGCTTCGTTGTTAAAGATGATCTGTTTGGTTGGTGGCATTTCGTCATCTATAGTTGCATCTACTTCTTTGTTCAGATCAAGTCTATGTTTGCTTCTGATTCTTGATCTTTGTTTATAGATGTCTTGAGAGATAAAGTAATCATCATCTAGTAAGATTGGTGCTTGTAGTGATCCATACTTTAGCTTCAGGTAGTTTAGGGCTTTGATGAATAGGGGATCATTGGTGATGTGATTGGGGATCAGGCTATAAGTTTGCCTGTCCCAATACTGTTTAAGATGGTCTAAGTAGATTTGGACTTCGTTACTCATGGTCTTTATAGGTCTAGATTCTTTATTGCTTCATGAAGATTGTCTAGCGCTTTAGGATCGTTCTCACCGGGGATAAGAATTTCATCACGCTTAGTTACATCACAAAGCATAGCTTCAAGATCAATAAATGTTTCTAGGTCATACTTCGCCATAAGTCGTTGTGTAAACTCTTCTAGTCCTTCACCGATTACGGAATGATACTTATAAGCAATGCCTACCATGAATAGCGATATGGGGAAGGGCGGTTCAGATGCCATTTCATTACCACTGTTAAAATCTAGTCCTATGTGTATCTCGTTGTTGTGATTCATTTGGTTATCTCCTATTGGAATTTGGTAAACGTCTTCTGAAAGTACTTTTAAAGTTCACATACTTTTTACCTGTGCTTGTATTTATGTGTCCTGTGATACGTATAAGAATGTGCTACCTTTGTATTTTTTCGGCTAGGAAGGTTAAGAACGTATGCAGATACCAAGGCGTGTCAGGGAGGGCGTACAGCTTTTAGCAGAGGATGCGCTGATAGTGATTGGCGTTTCTCTGTGTATAGTCGGTGTCGTTGAGCTATCGGGCTGGTCATCCAAAGAACTGCTACAAGGCTACACACCTCTTCTGCTAGCGATGTTCTCTATCATCGTTACCGTCAGCGCTCTAAGGTTGAGTATCAAAGAGGGAAGGGATAGAGCTAATAAAGAGCGTAACGACTCTGTAAGGCCAATCTTGATCATGCAGGCTGGCATCCCATACCCTCGCACCGGTGCGATTGAGAAGCAGTGTTATGTAACTAGTAGTCAGGCAACAAGGGCAATAAATATAGGTCTTGAAAATGTAGGTTTGGGTATCGCGTTGGAAGTGAAAATTTTTATACAGTGTGAAAGCGGAAAAATCTATCAGGTTGCATATCCGGTTACTCAGATTAAGCGAGAGCAAAATTTGAGCATTGTAATAAGGGCGGCTCTCCCTGAAGGAATAAATGGCTTGATCACCCGATATGAAGATATCTATAAAAACCGACACTATGGTTACTATGGATATTTAGAAGGTGAAAACGTTGATAACAAAATCTATTTTTGCGATTTTTTGGATGGAGACGATGCTGGTATTGCTGATTTAGAGAAGGCGTTACGCGACACTCCAAGATCAAAAGATTACTATTTTGATCTTAAAGAATTTGAGAAGAAACAAAAAAAGGCACAGGAAGTATAATTAATGAAATGTATTCCCCGTTGGCTACGGAATTTTAATTTAGATGTAATCAATGACTTGCTTTTGGTAGTTGTTGTGGGTCTGGTCTTTTTGGGGGCAGGCTCATTAATCGGTCTGAATGCAAAAGAACTGCTTAGCGACTTCACACCGCTGTTACTTGGTTTGTTCGGTATCGCGATTACTGTTAGCTCTTTGAAGGTGACGATCAAAGAGGGAAGGGAGAGGGCGTTAAGAGAAAGGAATGATGCGGTTAGGCCAGTATTGGTAATGGTTGAGCATAACCCGAAAGGAAAAGATACTTATTTTCTGCAATGCTTTGTGAATTCTGGGAGCGGTGGAACAGATTTTAATGTAACGCTTAAGAATGCTGGTTTAGGAGCTGCTCTAAATATTGAGTTTCTATTGCATACTGAAATGAATAAGCTTTATAGAGTGGTTCCAGCGGTTCAAAAGCTTAGTGCTGATGAATCTTGTGCACTTACCATATTTTATACTCTACCTTCTCGATTAACTAAGGTAATATCAAGTTATGAAGATGTGTATGGGAATACGCATTATTGCTACCACCACGTTAATATGAGTGGCACTGAGGTTTTACCTGTTTTGTACAACTACTACATTGATTCAGAGGAAGAGCAAGAAGCTTGTGACATACTTGAAGAGGCTTTTGATGGGCCAATATGGACGCAGGCAGATAGACTTGAAGAGGAAGCGATACTAGAAGAGGCTAATGCATCTAGTGATAGCCGCTAATAATATTTCATGTATGTAGTCCTAGAGCTTTTTTTCTCTGCTATCAATACTTCCTTTCTGTTGTGTTCCTTTGAATAGCTTACGTGTACCCATTTGATTTCACCTGTGTCATCTGGGTATTCGTAGATCAATTGGTCGAAATCAAGATTTTCTCGGATGTAGTCTGCTACTTCGCTGTTTGATCTGTTGTGTACAACGATATCAACGGCTTGGCCTGTCATGTGTTGGGACGTATTAGAGCCCTTAAGGGCTTTGTTTAGTTCCGGTGAGCGGTAGCCACTGGTCACAGTGATAGGGCACTCTAGATGCTCTCTAAGGGGCTGTAAGACGTTTTCACAAAGTGCAATCAGGTTATCTAAAGCTTCCTGATCAGGTAGGTTATCGATCTTTAGGCGGGATGCTGTGTCAGATTTAGTGAATTCATCAAGAAAAAAGTTGTTGGTTAGTTTTATTATTTTCATGCCTGTATTTAGGCAATAAAAAACCCGCGCTAGGCGGGTAAAACTTGGAGATAAGTTTTATGGCTACTTATAGAGTAGTTACGTCAGCCGCTGGGATACGGAAGGTAAGCGCAACTAGTGGGCAAACTTTCTTGTCCTCTAGGTGATACGTCCAGTTTGCAGGGTCTGCAAAGTCGGAGATATCAGAAGCGCCAGTAGCTGGAACCCATGAGAAGCCCGCTACAGTCATAGCGTATGTTTCACGGTCCCACATGATGCCGTAGCCACCACCGTTACCGGCTTCCTCTTTGCGCTGATACGCGATAGGGGTTACTGGTGTACCGTTACCAACACCGATTAGGCCGTCACCTACCATGTAGATAGTAGCGATTACGTCACCTTCAGCTATGTCACCAGTGCCGATTAGAGGGTCACCAGCTTCGATTTTGTACTGACTCACGTGAGGGCTATCAATCACTTCCATTCCGGCAAACCTGTTGCCATCAGTGGTTTTGTTCACGTCACGTGCATCTGTGGCTAGCTTCTCGTTGAAGTAGGTTACCGCCTCAGAGTTACCAATCACGTACTTAAGCTGGTTACGCATGTGACCAAGGATAGCTTTGGTCTTGTTGATTTCGCTGTAGGTTAGGGTAGATGCCCCGGAAGTCTGGGAAATGTTGCGTACACGGCTGGTATCAGCACCTGTTACACCAGCTAGAGCGTTAAACATAGCCATTTCACGCTTGTACATTAGGTTAGAGGTGTTGGCCTCTACAGCTTGTGATAGCTCTGCACCTACTTTCTCTGCTGTCACATCCATGATGCCGTATGCGGAGTTTTGACGTAGTACAGGGAAGGAAAGCTTAGACTGGCTTAGTGCGTTTACTGCACCATCAGTATTGATGTCATCGTTGCTGGTGTTTACAACGCCAGAAGCAGGGTTAGTGTCCCAATAGGGAGCGATAATAGTTTTTGCGGATTCAGTGATTTCTGAACCGATACCATTTAGTACCTTAACGATGCTGGAACGCTGTAGGGCGTACTGTTCGCTAAAGATAGAGGTATCAAATAGTTTTTTTCGAGTTGTATATTTTTGCGTTAATACAACATCAGAATCTTTTGTGCTCATGAGTTTAAGTCCTTATTGTTATTATTATTTGGATTAATACTTAATTATATTTATACAAAAAGTTATTCGCTTTCGGCTGCATCAATAATTTCTTGTCTTTCTTCAGGTGACATAGCGTCTAATTCTTCAATTGAGTATTCTTTTAATGGCTTACGGGTCGCTCTAGAGTCACCACCAATTGCACCACCACCAGAAGCTGCTGAACCAACGAACATTGAAGGGAAGCTAGACTTAGTTTCCGCTACTAGGTCATCAAGGGTGTTTACAGTGGGGTTTCCGTCAGCATCTGTAACAACGATTTCATTATCTTTAAAAGTTAGGCGGTCTGAGAAATGACGAGATACCAGAGGTTTGAATTCTTCACTAACATTGCTGTTAGCAATTAGTTGTGAAACTGCGTAGTCACGTTGGTCTTTAGAACGTGCTTGGCGTTCTTCCTCTAGCTCTCTCTTAATATCCTCAATTTTTTGGTTATATGATTTTTTAATGCTGTCAACGTCTCCGTTTTCGTGAGCTTCTTTCTCTTCTTTATCTTTTTGTTCTTGTAAGAGCGCTTCATACTTTTGCTTAAGCTCTGAAAGTTGTTGCGCCTGATCTCTTTCCTTCTTAGTGGTTTTTGGGGCTGGCTTTGCTTCCGGCATTCCTTCAACTTCTAAAACGTACTCGTCACCGTTGGCTTTGTATAAGCCTTGTAGTTCTTCGCTCAATTGTTCAAATTCATCTTTTGATAGTTTGTATCTCATTGTTGTTATCTCCAATTTTTATTATTGTTTTAATGGATAGTTATATTTATGCAGGCTCTGCTAGGGTAATTCCGTTTCTTTCCCTTATTTCTCTTAAAGAAAGGGGTTTGTGGTTGTAATCTACAAATTTTTCCATTGGTAACTGGTGTTTGCTGAATAGTTCGTACTTACCGGGGCCTAGCGTGTCCTTCTGAAATTCTGCCGGTTGTCGCCTCAACCACGTTTCGTAAGATAGGTTTGCGTTTACCTGCTCTGTCTTACCGGACGCTCCCTTAGCAGCACGTGTGCCGGTGATATTCCGGTTGTACTGCTGGCTAACAGATGGACTCATAGAGGTACGGCATCCCCAATGAAAAGGCGGCTTAGGGTCATTCCAGCCAAAAACACGGTTGTCCAAGCTGGCACAGATAGGGGTAGTGCGGCTGTCTAGTGTTGCTACTGCTCGCCATCCATCTAACACGTCATCGTTTTCTCTAAGAATTTCTGTACGGGCTTCTGTGACAACGTGGTTATTGATGGTCCTAGCTAATCGCTCTGCCTCGTCTGTCGCATCTACACCAACAGAGGCTAGGCGGGTCTTCATTTCCTCAAGGGTTACGCTCTCTTCTGCTGCGGCCTGAACAGTCGTGATGATCTTGCGTTGCTGATGCTCTGTGTACTTGCTGATAGCGTCAGGGATGTCATGTAACTTGCTGGTCAGCTTCAGTGGCTTTGCCGTGATGATTTGCTTTGCAATGTCTAGATTGGGTACAGCGGCTGTGAAATTACCGGCTACGGCTTTGCTAAGAGCCTGTGACGTGAAGTCGAATTCTTCCTGTATGAGTTCACCAGTGTTCTTAACGAAGTCGTCAGGGAAGTCTCTGTAGATATCACTTAGAACCGACTTGAGCCCGGTCATACGGGCTGCTAATCGTTCTTTGCTCCACTCAGTTAGGTTTTCATCCCTATAGAGCTTGTAGGCTGCTGTGATGGCTTCACTGATGTATTCTTTAAGTTGCAGGGCTTGATGTCGGTTGTATCTATCTAGATAGTACTGTCGTCTGCTGTATACATCTGCAAGATATTGGTTACTGCTCATTTATTATTCTAGGCTGAATCCACCAATGTCATGACTCAATTCAGCATCTATAGTTTCGTTGTCCATGTTCTCAGGTATTACCCCAAAACCACGTAAGTAGTTGCGGATAATATTTTTAGATAGAACACCGTTCTGTAATAGCTGAATTTGAGTTAGCAATAGTTGAGGGTCAACTTTCCTATCGTAATAATCATCATTAAGCTTAAATGCGCCTTCTTCAACTGCCTCACCTGAAAAGTCAGAAATGTACTGTAGTGCTAGATTCATTCCGTCATTGATATTATTGACGACTTTATCAAGCTTAGAAATTTCAGCTTTATGCTTCTGGTACATTTCTTCTGCTGTTGTGTTGTGAACGGATGATTGAACAATCTTTGCCCCTAGTCCCAACATGTGAGCTACTTTGTCATCCATAGCTGTTTTCAGGCTGGTTTTATCACTGGTTTCAAGTAGCTTTGCATCACCTGTATCACCAAGCACATACGCATAACTAGAGCCCATCGTGATCTGCCTATTTTCGTTGGCAATTCTCAACTCGTCTGGGTCTAGTGATGTGGTAATGAAGGTGGTAGGGGAGCCCAATAGATACAACATGTTTTCATGCTGTGCGCTGTTGATATAGTGATTGATGTTTACACAAGCAATGTCATACAATAGCGCCTTGTCACATGATGCACTGTTAGTATCTGATCCGATAAAAACAAAGGGGATGTAATTTAAGCGTTGGCCTTTAGAATTACGCGGCTCAATGTATTCAACTTCTTTATCATCCTTAAACACTCGTTGGTAGTAATAGCCATCACTGTCTAAGCCTAGTTCTCTGTACTGTGTTTTATCTTCAAGTGCGTATCCATCTGGTTTTGTTGCGTAATACTTTTCTTCCAACATGATTAGGTTAGATCGATCACGCCACATTCTAATAGATTCAGCCGGATAAACGCTGATACGTGGTACATACTTACCTGACATCTGTTCAGCCAATGTAATTTTTTCAGGGGTTTTAGGCGCATCTATCAATAGACCTACTCTCCCTGTCTGTCCTATTTCCTTTAGTACTTGGCGTGATATCTGGGACAGTGATAAGTGTTCTTGATCAGTGCTCACTAGGTATTCAAGGTTTGAAGGTAGGTTTATTTTTGGTGGCTTACGAAATACACAGCCTTCTAGCCAATCAAGGGTTGTCGATGTGTAACCGACAAACCAAGCGTTTTCTTTGTACATTTCTACGTTCTTATCTTGTGAGACCTTTAGATAGTCACCGGCTTTAACTGCGTCTTCACCGGCTACAACGTCTCTTACTTTTTTCCACCTTTTTAAATTATTTTCGTATTCTGGATGTGTTGATTTGATGCCTGACATATTAAAAAAATCCTTAGTTATTATTGTTATTTATTGGTAACCTTTAGCGCCGTATGATTTAGTAATACCTTTTATCGGGTAGAGGGCATGCACTAGATACCCTAGTGCGTCATGCATATGGTCTAACCCTGACTTTTTGTCAGGCTCATTGTTTTTATAAGTTAAACCGTCGAAGGTTTTGACCATTTCTTGACAACGGGGATGTACTCTTAAATTTATTTCACCGTCAGCATTAAGTAAAAGGCGCTGTACTTCATGCACACGATCAATAACAGCCGGGTTTTTGTTCGGATGTACTAATTTAAATTTATATTGCGCTTCTTTTAAAATTGAAAAGGTCGTTGTACCAACATGGTTTCTGTTTTTTCCTGAAGCGTCTGGATAAAGGGTGATATTGTGATTAGGGTATTTCTCACGTATTGCATCGGCCAGCTTACGTACATCAGCGTCATGTAAAACAATCTCGTCTAATATCTCTACTCCTGTTCCTGTGTCATGAACGACAACAGCACTCATAGGGTCTACGTTAAAGTCCATGCCTATATGTAAATCTTTAATCTCACCTATCTGAGTAACATTTGATGTTATGTGTTCCCACCTATCAAAGTTGCTGTATACACGTCCTTCTACAGCTTCAAAGCTTGCTAGATATTCCTGTTTAAACAGGGAAGGGGGGTTAGCCATCTGTGCCGCTTTTATTTTTTCGGCAGTCAACAATGTACCTTGGGCGGATGTGTAGTGATAACTAGACCATTCATTCCAAGGGAAGCAATCTTGTTTTGCTTGGTCAAAAAGCTCTTTAGCCCAATTGTAACCACGTGGTGTACTGATAAAGAGGGCATGACCGTTGGTAGTACCAAGGGTTGGCTCAATTGATCGAAACCACACAGTGGGTTTCATCATTGCAAATTCATCTAACACAACGCTATGCAGCGTTTCGCCAACTAGACCATCTTCATTTTCTGCGCCGATAAGTTGGATGATTGCGCCATTCTTCAGGCGTATGGCTAGGTCTGTACCGTGCGGCTTACCGCGCCTGTAGGGTGCTGTTAGTTTTATCAAATCATCCCATGCAAGACGTTTAGCGTGACCTCTATCACGCCCTATGTAGTAGTGCTTTGTACCATTGCCACCTTTCAAAGCACGTGTGATAAGCCACACAAGGCTTAAATAGGTCTTGCCAAATCGACGGCCACATATAACGACTTTATAACGTGCGGGGTCTGTGAATATTCTTGATTGTGGTCCTGTTAGCTTAGGTTTCGGGGCTTGCTTCTGTCTCGTTATCGTTGCCATTGTTTTTATTGTTTTTATTATCGTCACTATCGTTTGGGTCGTGTGTAACGATTACTTCAAACGTAGCGGTATTGTTGCTCTCAAATTCCTGTTGTTCTTTTTCTAACTGGTAAGTCATCATGGTTTGTTTAAACTGAAATTCTCTTTCACCAAACTTGACTATTGGTGATATAGCCTTAGAAATAGGATGGTTGGCAGGTAAATCACCTTTGAAATAGTCGCGTAATAGGGTTGGACCTTCAGCCGCATAGAACGCAGACATAAAGATTTGGGTATATGGCATTGTTGAATAATCAATCTCTGAGTTTTGTAAACGCTCGTTAACTGCTTTTTCTATTGCCGCTTTACTAGGCGCTCTTCTTTTCTTCTCGTTTGGTACAAAGTCTGTTTGTGACAGATCAGGCTTATTGCTTCTTTTAGAATTTTTAGGAGCTTGGTATTTACCGGGCTTTGGTCCGGTTTTCTTTCCTTGGCTCTGTTTCGCCCCTCTGGGTCTTCCTCCCTTGATACGCCAATTTCCATGATCAGTTACTAAAGGCTTCTCATCTTTAGTGACACAGTGAATTCCGGGTCAAAGGGAACACCTGACGCGTCTAATTGACCAAGGTGTTTTGTGTAGTGATCTAGTTCTTTTTTGTCATCACTCATTGCTATAAATCCTGTATTTACATAATTATCTAAAGTTATTTATGGTGACAACAAAAAGCCCCTAGATAGGGGCTGTTATTAATCGTGTAAGTTGTGTTCTATTTTTTTCCGCATTTGCTTGATGTCTGTAATTACTGACTTGGCACATATTAGAATCACAACGCCAAGGATTATTGAAACTGTTTCAATCATGGCTTAACCCTCCGTGATCGATTGTATAACCGCCTACCTCTCTGATTCCTTTTCTTCTAAACTCAATCGCTGACTGAAGGTCATCAAATGTCCTATAGCGGCGTTTATCTTCGTCAAGGTAGTTGGCAATATATCTTCCGTTTTTTGTCTCCCTGATTCCGGTATAACCAGAGGTGTTGTTTTTATACTTGGTCTTGTTCTTCAGGTTGATTGATTGGGGAACGTCTCTTAAGTTTTCCCATCTGTTGTTAGTACTATCTCTGTCTATGTGGTCTATATGGTGTTCAGGCCAATCGCCTGTCATGTACAACCATATAACGCGGGATGCTGTGTAAAGCTTTTTGTTGATTCTTATGTAGGAAAATGTATAAAGCTTGTACGTATATACACAACCGGCCTTTTTACCGGCATGTTTGTTGTTCCAGCTTTTTTTTCTTATCGCGTCTTTGAAATGGTGTAAAGGGCGGTTGCGCCAAGTAATTAACCCTGTCTCTGGGTTGTATTCAATACATTCTTTTAGATATTTTTGTGTTAGATCAGTCATTTTTATAAGCTCCATATTTTTATTTTTATTTAATGATCTTTTTTTATTTATATGGATATGCAAAAAACGCTGAAAAACGTACATTTTTTTAAAAGAAATAAAAAAACCCCTCTGTGAGGGGCCTAATATAGGAGCTATACAATATTAAAAATGAATACGATGTTATTTATACTTGGTGTTGTACGCTTTCAGGGCGTGTCGATAAGATTTGTATTCAATATCTCTTATACCGGCAATGATGTAGGTATTCTTACCCTTCGCCCTGTACAGTCGATAGATGGCAGGATGGTCAGTTTCTTCGATTACTGTTAAAACGCGTGATCCGATTAAACGCATTGGTTTTTTAGATTGTCTTTGTTTTGTTTGAAAAACGTATCTAACGAAAATATGAAATAATCGCCGTAATGTAATGCGTTGGATGTATCCAGACTTGGGAAGGATTTCACACAGACAAATTGCCCTTTGCGTGTGATCTTCATAAAAATGATATCCACGTCGTCAGGGCTTGAAACCTGTTCTAGTTGGTCTATCCATGTGTCTAATTGCTTGCAGGTAGTGAAAAGCTGGTGAAAGGGTAGGTCAGCATAGTTTTTCACTTCTATATTGATTTTCCAGCCTGTGGGGCTCTGTATGTCTCCCTTGTGCGCTGCAAGCTGGTGTTGGTCTAAGCTGGCTGCTCTGTGTTGATTCCTTCCGCCGACATAGGCACCGCTGGTAGGAATCCTGACAAAGGTCTGTTGGTAGGTGTCCGTTAGATACTTCGCTATGTCACGTTCATAGCTATTGCCTTTGGTCTTGCTCTTACTCGTCATAAAAAAATACCCTCGTCTGAGAGTATTTATCAGGGTCAGCTTTTGCTGATCAGTTGAAAGGCTGTAGTAAAGACAAGCTGGGGGGCTCTGTTCTCAGAGCCGAATTCGATAACCTCCATGTAGGGCGTAGCGTTGTTGATGAAAACAACGGGCCATGGCTGAAGGTCGCTTAGGGCGCTGGTGTCACCTGTACCCCTAGCGTCAGGATCGTAAGAGTAACTAGCCCTCCCTACGCTGATGTGTGTGTTACCACGTGCAGTGCCTTTGTCTACCGGCATACGTTGATCAATCAGTGATACAGCCTGTAAGCCTGTGGCTCTAACATGCTTGTCGGTTGCTTCCTGTGCTAGTTCTAGGTACTGATCTGTTAACGGTCTTTTCCAACCCATGGCTTAAACCTTCCTCATCTGGATAGTAACCGCTATCGCCTCGTCAGGATCAGCCGGGGCATAGTTGAGGTTTTGGACTCTATAGCCATCCACCAAGTCACCTATTGCTAGGGGCTCTGACATATCTTCAACAAGGGCAATCAGTTGGTAGTCAGTGGATTTGATTAGATCACCGTCTATCTGATCAGCCCTGTAACTCTCTGAGACTGCTTTAAAGGTTATCTGGGTATCACCAGTGGTTGTGTCTGTCACCGGGTCTAAAGTGCCTGCTCTGGTGGCTACATACGGCTTGTATAAGGTCTTGCCTGTGGCTTTTTCAATTTTGGCTATTCCGGCTATCAATTTACTGTGAATGGTCATTTATTCGCCCTTGATCAGTCGGTAGGCATTGCCGCTCTTGATCTTGTACGGCTTCAGGTACGCATTGATATTATTAAGTTGTGCTGTGTGCTGTGCTTTCGCTGACGTGTCATAGGACGTGCTGAGAGACAAAGAGCCTAGTTTCACTGATTCAGAGGTGACTGCTTCAGCATCATCTTTATAGAGCCCTTCACTATGGGACATTAGCGCCAATTCACAGCCAGCCCTGTTAACGGGCTCTGGTATAGCGTCAGCTTCCATAGCTAGCAAATTTTCGTTAGTGAGATAGATATTTGCTTCGTATACGTGCTTTTCTTTTGTCACTGTATCTAGTGCTGTCCAAGTATTTACATTAGTGGCGTAGTTGTCCACGTCAGCTACTGTTATATATTCAATCATCTAAATTAGTCCTGTTTCTTATTGGTTGTGCGTTTACGTGTCGTAGAGCGCTTAGAAGTGGTTTTAGTTGTACTTGATGTGTCAGTACTAGATTCATCCGTTTTGGCTTCCTGTGCCTTCTGAGTGGCTTCTGATGCCTCATCTTTAACTACTTCTTCAGATTCGTTCTTCTTAATGCCAAGTAATGCAATATCACGTGCTGTAAGTGCTGCCATTTTCGTTTTCTCCTATTTTCTATTGAATTAATAATTATATTTATCAGTTTCAATAATGCCCCACTGGTAGAGCTGCGGACGCAGCGTAGGAATAAGCCTTTGGTGGGCTGCACGCACACCCAAAAAGGCGCTTGAATAAACGCGAACAAAATAAAAAAGGGATTTGTAGACCAGCGGTCGTTAAGCAAATCCCTATGTCCTGTTTAAATCAGAGAATAATGATTAGGTGGTCGGCCTCTGGCCTCCTTTTTGTAATACTGTCAGGTGGTCATCGCCAATTACGCCGTATATAGATACGGCTTTTGGCTCATCGGGAGGTCGCGCTCCGCGCTTATATTGTTTTTAGTCCATAAGTTATTAGTGGATTGATCTAAGAAATAACACCTGAGATACATCACTTGTCAAAAAAGAGGCATTATTTTATCACAAAAATATATTTTCCCCTTGTGCCCCAAGGGCTTCAGGCGTTTCCCTATAATAATAGTACTATGTACAGTAAAAAATGGTAGCTGCAATTTTTATTATATGCACATTTAATAAAAGTTTTGTGTATATAAATATTATCACGATAGTACAAAAACTATTGACAGATTAGAAATCTGTGAGACAAATATTATAACGACAATAAGGAAAGAAGAAATGAACAAAGTAGTACACGTATTAGATTCCATTCCCGGCACACGTAAGACAACCGGCGCTATCAAATACATCAATAATAATCCCTCCAAACCTATTTTATATATCTGTGAGTACAAATCAGAGATTGACCGTGTATGTAATGAAACCCACTGCGTACAGCCAGAATCTGTATATGACGAAACTCTAGAAAAGTATCACTCAAAGAGAGACAATATTAAAAAGTTACTGGTCACCGGTCAGGCAATCGCTAGTAGTCACTCATTGTTTATTAATTTTGATGAAGAAATTCTGTCAGTAATCGAAAAGCTTGGATATGAAATTATATTAGATGAAGTAGTAGAGCCGATTTATCCGCTTAATTCCTGCTACACGAAAGGCGATTACAAAGCACTTGCTGCTAAAAATCTTATAGAAGTGGATGAAACCGGAAAAATTATATGGAAGTGGGACGAAGTTACTGACGATACTGCCTATAGTGGCCTGAAGAAGCTATCTACAACCAACCAAATATTTAAAGCCGGAAAGCTAGATCAGTTTTTGCATGTATTGCCAATTGGTTTGTTTAGTGCTGCTAGTAAAGTAACCGTGATGACATACAATTTTAAAGGGAGTCACTTATATCAGTATCTTAAAATTCATGGATTTGAAGTGCTACCAGAGAAAGAGATTAAAGCATCTGATGATAAAAATTTGAGGCAACATATCAAGGATCATGTTGTTATCTGCCGTCATAAGGGTACTGACAAATATAGGGAAAAAGAAAAGTCTACTCACAAGACTAATGGTAATACCCTGAGTTATAGCAACTATATCAAAAAACGTCATAGTAAAGATTTCAGAAAATTTATTGGCGGTAGAATAAATCTAATTACGCGCTACCTCCTAGAAAAACATAATCAAGAGAATTTATCAGTTAGTGAAGTTATGTACACCTTTCCGATGTCATTTAGCGGTGTTGAAAATATAGAAAAGGAAGTGAAGGGAAAAGTCATTAAAAAGAAAGTCTACGTAAATGATCCGAAGAATACTATTTCTGTAGTTGGTGTATCTGCTCTTAAATGCTTCGTACCTTTCAACTGTCGAGGTACTAATGAGTACAGTGATAAGGCAATTCTTATTCATTGTTATAATCAATTCGTCAATCCACTTATAAAGTCTTACTACAACACCTATACCGATGTTGATGTCAATGAAGATGATTATGCATTGAATACACTGGTACAGTGGATTTTTAGATCACGTATACGTAAGTACGTTAAAGGTGAAAAGGTTTATGTGTATTGCCTGAGTGAGAGAATGGAAATTATTTTAGAGAAGTGGTTAGAAAGCCTATAAAAATAAAACCCGCGTCGGAAAGAAACGCGGGAAATTTAATGGGGTAACGACTCCCCTTTTTTAAGATCAGTAAGGAACTTGACTAATCATAAAGATATTTATACAAATTACGATAACGAAAATAAAAGGAAAGATAAAATGAGCAATTATATTAAAGCGCAAGAATTATGTAAGGCATTCGAGATTAAGACACCTGATTTTCTATCAATGTTGGTAGAGCATGAAGCTGTTAGGAAAGATGAAGATATAGACGGTTACGTACCAACAAGGCTAGGTAAATATGAACTTGGCTTAAGGATGAAATTCAATGAAGAGTATCAAAGAGCGTCAGTGCTTTTCGATATAGATAATAAAAAGCTTGTTAAATATATAGATGCTTTCAAATCCAAAGAGGCAATTTATCAAAACCAGTCCCTAGTAGAGTACCTTAAATCTAGTGGTGTAAATCTCGACTCAAAAAGAGTCAAAGTAAAGGGCGTTAGTTACCTTCAGTCATCGGATGAAGTTTTACTACACGTATTGGAGAATATGGGGTTGTTAGTCATTGATGATGAAAGTGGTGACTATCACGTAAAAGATGTTGCTGCTGATAAGTGGGGTATTTACAAAAATTCGGACACGGAAACTAAAGAAATCTGGATTAAATTTAAAGATAAGTCTTTTTCTAGATTGTTCAAAGATGTTTATGCTTCAAAAACTAAAAGTCATGACATTGCAAAGATAGATAGTGTTTTCAGAAAACACTTTCTAAATGAACTTAATGACACCTGTAAGCAGTTTGTTAACGAAAACAAATATAACTGTCTTTATATTTACAAGCTTCTTTGTAGTCGCGGTATTATTACCAGAGCGTATGTAGATAGCCATCTTGTTTTCAGAAAAGAGAAAGATGCAAAGGAAAAATTTGGTGGGTGCATTGATTCTGACGGTTTGCGTTTTGACTACAGAATATATCAGGAATTGATTTTAGCACTTGGTGATGTAACGAAATGAATGTAAGGCTAATAAACGAAACAGATAACTTTGTAAGGTTAAAGGATATTGAAGAGAGGTTTTATCGGCTTCCTCTTAATGCTAGTGACTATCTAAAGTTGCTGGAACATTTTGAATATTTAAAAAAGACTGATATTGGCTATATGCCTACAAACAAATCAATAGCTATTGGCTGTGATCACCACAAAGAAGCAAGCAATGACGGTGAGATATTCAGGGAATATGTTACATGGTCGGTGCTAATTTATTCAGAGGTTGAGAGATTGATAGAAATAATTGGAGAACAACAATAATGAAAAACTGGTTAAACGTATTAGACAAAGACGAAACACAGATAGATGCTTTCTGCACGTATTACGGCAATGAAGCACAGCAAGCTAAAGCAGAGACTGAGATAGAAGGGCACGTAGAGAAACTGGCACGTCAGATACCAGCCATCACAGACAAGCGCTTTGGTCAGCTACAGGAAGTGGAAGCTGTGCTAGAAATGTTCAATATCAAGCTGAAGGCCCTTAAGAGCCAGCACTACAGAGCCTACCTAGAACACTACAGCCGCACGCTAGGCACCAGAGACATAGAAAGGTACATAGATGGTGAGAGTGACGTTATAGAGCTTCTGATGCTGATCAATAAGGTTGCTCTAGTGCGTAACAAGTTCACAGCAATCACTAAGGCTCTAGAGGTTAAGCACTGGCAGATAGGGAACATCGTAAAGCTTAAGGCTGCTGGTCTAGACGATATCGATATTCAGTACTAACTGAGCGGGATTAAACCCGCTTTACACCCTTAATCTAGAGTTATTCCCACCTAACTAACTATTCCCCTTTAAAAAACTAACTCTGTAATTAATGTTGTGCCACTAATTGTGGCTGTGCAATAATTAACCCTGTGCACGTAATACCGTGCACCTGTTCTTTAAAAATCAGCAAAAACATGGAGTTATAAGCCTATGGCTATAAAACCACGTGGTAATAGCTGGCAAGTGGCTATCACGCTAGGTGATAAACGCTATCGCCGTAGCTTCAAGACTGAAGCAGAGGCGCAAAGTTGGGAGCTTGAAATTAAGCTCAAACATGCCAGAGGGGAGGAAATTTTAACTAAAAATGAAGAAAAGGTAGTTAAAGCTAAATCCTCAATCACATGGCAACAGCTAGCAGATACTGTGTATGACCAACGTTGGCAACATCAGAAGTCATCACATACCCACCGTACCAACAGCCTGCATATTGCGGAAATTCTCGGATTAGACACCCTCGTCAGTGAATTAACGCAAGCGGATATAGATAGAGTTGGCAAAGTCATTAAAGAGGGAAGGGGAGAAAATAAAGGAAACAGCTTATCAACAGTGAATCGTAAATATAGCGCTTTATCAGTGATGATTAAGTTTGCTCAAAAACGAGGTTACATAGATAAGATGTTTGAAATAACCAAGTATAAAGAGCCTGAACATCGTATTAGATGGATAAGTGATGAGGAAGAGAAAAAGATTCTTGATTACTTCGATAAGGTAAAGCCTGTGGTTTCCGATATCGTCAAAGTATTAATTGATACTGGCTTACGATGTGGGGAGCTTTGGAGGCTTACCGTAAATGATGTGAGTGACACACATTTGACGGTTTGGATTTCTAAGGGCGGTAAGCCCCGGACCATACCTTTGACCAAACGAGCAAGATCGGTGCTCAAAAAATACACAGAAGGGAGGGATGGAAAAGAGCAGGTTTTCAGCCAGTGGAACAACTGGAAGTTAACCCACTATTGGGGTAGAGTCCGCGCTCACTTGAGCCTGACTAAAGATGCACAGTTTGTACCGCACATCTTGCGTCACACATTCTGCACCCGACTGGTACAGAAAGGTGTACCCCTAAGCCATGTTCAACGTTTAGCGGGTCACAGTGACATCAGTACCACACTACGCTATGCCCATCTGAGCCAATCAGACTTGGATGAAGCAATTCTGGTACTGGAACAGTGA